CTGTTGCTTCTGGTAAGTCAATAGCACAGTTTGATAAAGAAATGCAGGGTAATCCTATGTGGCGCTTTACAGATGAAGCAAGAGAAACTACTGCTGATTTTCTAGATGTAATCGGTAAGATGTGGGGACGTGGATAATGACTACTCCTTCATATGGAACTAACTTTCGTAGAGCCGAAGAAGCATCTAATGCCCAGGGTGTATCAAAGGCTGCTGCTGATTGGGCTTTAAAGAACGCAGAGAAGAACCCAACACCAGAAAACATTGCTATTGCTAAGGATACTTACAACGCATATATTGCTACAAATCCACCGAAGCCAATAGATGTTAATAAGATAGTTGCAGAAGGTAAGGCTATTGCCGATACTATTCCAGCCACAATTGATGAGGCTAACGTAGCCATTGGTCAAGCCAATGTTGCTATGCGTGAAGCAGCAGCAGTTACTGGTGAAGTATTTAATCCGCTAAAGACTGTATCTGGTGGTAAGACTGACTCAGAACAGATTGATGCCTTTGCTTTACTTGAAGCACAGTTACGTCAGTGGAAACTAGATGACCTTGCTAACGCATTTATATCTCTTGCTACCCAAGGCTTTAAGCCACAAGAAGCAATGAATAAAATTAAGTATGATGGCACTCTCAACCCCGCAACAGGCAAGGCTTGGAATGCGGATTATAAAGAACGCTTTGCTGGTAACGAGGCTCGCACTAAGCAGGGTTTAAACGTATACACAGAGGCTGAGTACCTAACACTAGAAGATTCATATGCTGATACTTTGCGTCGAAATAATCTAAGTACTTTGATTAGCGCAGACTCTAAGATAAATCAGAAGAAGTTTGCTGGTTATATGGAAAAAGGTTTATCTGCAAAAGAGTTTGCTGACCGTATTGATACGTTCTTTGAACGCGTACAGAGCATGAACCCTAATATTAAAAGTCAGTTTAAAGCCTACTATCCTGGTATTGATGACTTAGATATTGTTGCCTATCTTGCAGACCCAGAGAATACTATGCCAGTACTTGAAAAGAAAATTGCTGCTGCTGAGATTGGTGCATCTGCACTACAGGTTGGCTTGACTGCTACATCTAAGAGCATGGCTGAAACAATTGCTGGTTCTGGAATTACTGCTGCACAAACAAGAAAAGATTATCAAGAAATTGGTGGGTTTCTTTCAGATGCAGAACTTTATAGTAAGATTTATAAGCAAGAAGGAATCAACTATAATCAAGAGACAGCCGAAAAAGATATAATCCTTGGCGATATTGAAGCAGGTAAAAAGCGTAAGCGCCTTGCATCAATGGCACGAGCAAGTTTTGAAGGCTCATCAGGACGAGCAAGAACAGGACAGCCACAGACTAACTCTGGCATGTTCTAAATAAAAATCCCTAGACGGACCGACTAGCCCCGTCAGGCGTAAAAGACTAGGAGTAGAAGCCAGCCAGTTTCCCCGAACTGTAACTGTGGTCTGCGAAACTAACAACGATAGAAGGGTGAGGTTGCTATGAGCAACAACAACAACTGGGATAATGACGACGACCTTGACATCTATTCAGATGCAAGCGGCGATGAGACGAATGGTATTAAAGACCTTCGTAAAGCAAAGCGAGCAGACGAAAAGCGTATCAAAGAACTCACAGAAAAGTTGGAAATGTTTGAACGCCAACAGCGTGAGACTACAGTTAAGTCAGTCCTAGAATCCAAGGGAGTCAACTCCAAGGCTGCCCGTCTAATCCTTAAGGATTTAGATGAAGTCAACGAAGAGTCAGTTAATACTTGGCTCCGCGAAAATGGAGATATTGTCGGATACACCGAACCAGTACAAGAAGAAGATAAACCAAACGTGCGCGAGTTTACTCGCCAAGATGGTGCAACTCAATTTGCTGCGACTCCCGACGTTTCAGATGAATATGTTGATATGTTACAAAACTATGACGGACACTCTGAAGAGGAATTACTATCCATAATCCAGAGCATCTCTAACAAGATGCAATAACCCAGAAAGAAGGTATTGGCAAATGGCTGATAACTTTACAACTTCAACCTCTGGTTTAGGTTCCAATCTTGTAACTTTGGCATACGATAAGTTGATTGAACTCAACCTTCGTTCAGTGCCACAGTTCCGCGCAATCGCGGACAAGAAAATTGGAAGCCCAACCCACGACGGTTCTTCAATCCGTTTCCAGTTTCACAATGATATTGCTGACACCACAATTCAAGGTGCAACACTATCTGAAACTGTAGACCCAGATGCAGTCGCACTACCAGCAACTACAACACTAGATGTCGCACAGACAGAACTAGGTCGCGTAGTGCTTCCAACACGCAAGTTGTCACTTATGTCACTTGCAGATGTTGACCCATGGATTGCTAACGCAGTCGCATTCAACATGGCAACAACACTAGATAATGGTGTTGCTGCTGTTCTTGATGCAGGTACAAACGTCATCCGCGAATCTGCTGGTGCACTTTCAACAACTGCTGCTAAGTCAACAATCGTAGCATCAGACACATTTAAGGGACGCGACGTACGTTACGCTGTAACAAAGTTGCGTGCTTCAAACGTTGTTCCACGTGGCGGAATGTATGTTTCATACATCCACCCAGAAGTCTCACACGACCTTCGTACAGAGACAGGTAACAACATCTGGCGTACACCACACGAGTACCAGAACGCTGGTCCACTATTCGCTGGTGAACTAGGCGCATGGGAAGGTGTTCGTTTTATCGAGACACCACGCATGACTAACTCAATTTCAGGTGGTGCTCTAACAGCACTTGCTACTGCTCCTGCAGTAAGCGGTGCATCAGGTGCATTCACAATCGTCGTTGCAAACGGCGCATTCGGTGGACTCGCTGAGGTTGGCGATAACATTTCTGGAACTGGCGTAGGCGGTTCTGGAACTAACGCAATTACAGACATCTCAGTTGGTGCAACAAACACTACACTTACAGTGACTGTTGCTAACTCAGGAACTGTTGGAACAAACACACTTACAGTTACACCAAAGGCACGTGTTTACAACACTTACGTACTCGGACAGCAAGCACTTGCTGAAGCAGTATGGAAGGAACCAGGCATTGAGTTTGGTAACGTTGTAGATAAGTTGAACCGCTTCCGCCCAGTCGGCTGGCACGGTATCATCAACTGGTCAATCTATCGTCAAGAGGCGCTATACCGCATCGAGACCGCTTCATCAGTTCGTCCATAATCTAAGTATTTAGATTGGTAGGGCAGGCGGAAACTCCTGCCCTATCCATAAAACGGCTTAGGAGGCTACATGGCATACAGATTTACAACACCCACAATTAGCGAAGGACCTGCTGGTGAAGGGCGTTTATTTAGTCGCTATAGGCTTGTGCGTGGCATAACAGTACTTAAGATAGAGGGAGAGTATTACGAAATTCGATTCCCTTCCTCAGAAGAAATTGCAGAGGCAGATGTTGCTTATATTGGGGGATATTCCTATGAGGTCAGCCTAGGAGAAAAGACAGACCTTGAGGCTGCAGGATACGACGTGGAGACAATATGAAACACAGAGAAAAACATCCAGAAGATGTTGAAGATTGTTTTGGTTGCAAGATACTTGGACTTCAAATGAATCCAGGAGATGCTTCTTCACAGAAGCAAACCAGCAATAAGAAGTGGGACAGCGAATTAAACGCTTATCGCGAAGCACGTGCCCAGGGTATTCAACCTGCTGGGACAAGTATGGAAAAGATTCAGGAAGCACGTCGTGCCTCTGATGTCATGGGCAAAGCATTTGATGCTAATACCATGGGTAGTAGTGAAATAATCCAAAATAAAACAGTATCTAAACTCAAAGAAGTAGGAGTAATATAATGCCAATGTTCGGAGCAAAGAAGTTTCCATATACACTAGCAGGAGAAAAGGCTGCAGCAGCCTATGGCAAAAAGACTGGTAAGAAGATGACAGTCAAGAAGACTGCTGCTAAGAAGGCTATGCCTAAGAAGATGGGCAAGAAGAAGTAATGAAAAAGCCATCGAGACCACGCGCTACAAAGCGTGGCACTCCAGTTCCTATGCCTAAAAAGCCAAGCAAGACTTTAGGAACTGCAAAGATGCCATCAAAGCCTAAGCCTAAAACAACAATGGGTCCACTACCAGCAAGACCAGGACTTGATGACTACCTCAAGCGTGGTATGAGACCACCTAGAGCACCAGGTCAAAAGAAACCACCTAGTGATGCAGATGTAATCCTTAAGGGATACAACGACCCAGCAACAATTAAGAAGTATAAGAAGAAATAAATGGCATACACCAAGGCAGCACTTAGAGAGCGTTTAAAAAACCAAATTATGGCTGGCTCCAAAGGTGGAAAGCCAGGTCAGTGGTCTGCTCGTAAAGCACAGTTACTAGGTGCTGCTTACAAGAAAGCAGGCGGTGGCTACTCAGGTCCTAAGACTAAGGCTCAATCTTCTCTGTCCAAGTGGACTAAGGAGAAGTGGGGTACCAAGTCAGGCAAGCCTAGCACGCAGGGGTCAAAGGCTACTGGTGAGCGTTACCTTCCTAAAAAGGCTAGAGAGGCTCTATCAGCCTCTGAGTACGCTAAAACTACCGCTGCAAAGCGGGCTGGCATAAAGCAGGGCAAGCAGTTTGTAAGACAACCAAAATCTATTGCAAAGAAGACGGCTAAATTCAGATGAAGAAAAAAGATTCTCGCCTAGCAAGGGCAGGAGTATCAGGCTTTAACAAGCCTAAGCGTACTCCAAACCACCCAAAGAAGTCCCATGTAGTTGTTGCTAAAGAAGGTAATGTCGTTAAGACAATCCGCTTTGGACAGCAAGGTGTCAGTGGTTCTCCTAAGAAGGCTGGAGAATCTGCTTCATATGCGGCGCGTCGTAAGTCATTTAAGGCGCGACACGCCAGCAATATCTCAAAAGGAAAACTAAGCGCAGCATACTGGGCAGATAAGGTCAAGTGGTAATATGGCAGCACCAATAGTTGCAGCACTAGCAATTGCAATTTCTCGTGCAATTGCTTCTCAAGCAGTAAAGCAAGGTGTTAAGCAACTTCCTCAAGCACAGGCTCGACGAGTTGCTAAACAGGTTATTGCTAAACAACGTAGTACCAGAAGTCTTAGTGGTAAAGACCTTGATAGAGTAATTAATAGGGTTAATAATTCTGCTCGTTCTACTAAACCAGTAAAACCAAAAGATGGTCCATTACGAACAAGCACTGGTCCAACACGTAAAAAGGTTTCTGATGTTTCTGCTAAACGCATGGCTGAAGAATCGGCTGGTCCAAAGGCTCGTTCTATTTCTGGAAATCCAAATCGTGCCAGCAGTAGTGGCGCTATTCGCGCTACTGCACCTAAGCCAGATGTTCGTATAACAACTAAGGCTGGTAAGTATCGTGGTTATGGAAGTTTAAGTAAAGAAAAAGTTACTGTAACTAGACCAGTTAAACGTTTAACAAATAAAGATGGTAGTGCTATAACAATTAGACGTAAGCCACCAATGTCTAAAAAAGAAATTGCACAAGCACAAATTGAAAAAAATGCTGCAGCAAAAGCCGCTCGTACTATTGAAGGTGGAGTTGGCAAGCGCCCTGCACGTCCTGGTGGAGCCAAGATGAGCGAAGAAAAAAGAATTAAAAACAGAGGTCTGGCTGTAGTGTCAAGGGGTAGAGGTGCTACTAAAACTCCTAGCCTTGATGATTACAAGTATCAATCTGGTGGAACACCAGAACGTTCTAGACCTACAATTGAAACTCGTTCAAGTCAGAATCCCGCTAGTCGTGGTACAAATATTGAAAGAGCAACAAAGCCATTTGATGAAGAAATGGCAAGAGCAGAGCGTCGCGTAAACGAAGCATTACGCAATCGTATTGGTGGAGAATATGATTTAGGTAAAGGCAAAAAGCCAGACCTACCTAACTCAAAGGCTATTGCAGAAACTGCACGTAAGCGTCCAGGAATTAGAAAGCGTAAAGAAGCGGCTATTAACGAATCACGCGCTAGGGCTAATGCTGCTATGAATAAGCGTGGCATGACACCAGCAGAAAAGAAAGCAGCAGTTATGAAAGCACGAGCAAAGGCTCGCAAGATTGCTAGAAATACTGGAGGCTTGTAATGGCATCAACGCTAGACGTTTTAACTGACGAAGTAGTAATGAACCTTGCTGGCTATACACTGCAGCAAGACCGTACTACTCACTTGACTTCTGCTATTACTATAACTACATCTACACTAGCAGCACCTACTACGTTCTCACTGAACGCAGATGAGGTAGGTACTGGTATTATTGAGATTGGTGATGAACTAATCTGGGTAGATTCTTATGACCGTATTTCTAAAACAGCAACTGTACCGCCGTATGGTCGTGGCTTTATGGGTACTACAGCAGAAACACACGCTGCTGGAGACCGAGTAGTTATTACTCCTACATTCCCACGCTCATCTGTTAAGCGTGCAATTCAAGATACTATCCGAGCCATTGGCTCTGCTATCTTTGCTGCTAAGAATACTTCTTTTAATTATAATTCAGTTGTAGATACATATGCTTTTCAAAATTTAAACATCCAGAATATTCTGCGCATGTCATGGCAGGACATTGGTTCTACTAAACGTTGGATTCCAATTACACGATTTTCTTGGGATTCATCTCCAGATGCAACTACCTGGGGTTCTGGTTCACAGACTATAACAATTAATGATAGGCATATTCATGCTGGTCGCAAGGTTAATGTTACCTACGCAACAGCACCTGCAACACTTAGCACTACAGCAACAACATCATTTGCAGCACAAACTGGACTACCTGAATCAGTAAGGGACGTAGTAGTTCTTGGAGCGTCATATCGTCTGCTCTCATTCCTTGACCCAGCACGCAATGCAATCACTAGCCCACAGGCTGATGAACTAGATAGCAAGCGTCAATACGGTTCAAGCAATGCAGCAACACGTGCGCTTTATCAACTCTTTGCAGCACGCTTGGCTGAAGAGACACAAGCACAGCAACAGCAGTATCCGCCACGTATTCGTTACAGCCGATAGGAACCGTCAATGACAGTTAGAAAATACTCATCCCGTTCGCAGAAGACCACACTATCATCTGCTATTACATCATCAAGTGCATCGATTAACGTGGTGTCTGCAACAGCACTTATGGGTGGTAAAACCCTAACTGCTGGACAAACATACACAGTTGTTATTGACCCTGATACAGCAATTGAAGAAATTGTAGATATTTATTCTTCTTCAACTAACCCTGTATCTGGTAATACAATTGCTAGTGCTCGCGGTCTTGATGGCTCT